ACAAACACTGTATGCTATACATACCGATCATCTTAAGCGTAAAGATGTAAAAAGTAACAATAGATACAAGAAGTTTAAATACGGTTATAATTTAGATTTAGATTGTGTTATAATTAGCAAAGACGGAACGCTGGGTGAAATATACGAAATACAAGGTTTGCGTATTGGATTGCCAAAAGCTCCGAAAGAATCAAATGGTTTTGATGTTAAAAAAGAAGATCAAGTATTTACTAGAACACCAAAGCCTGCTTCAATAAATAAAATAAAAACAATACACGAATTTAAGTTATTACCAGATGACATTAAAGAACAATATTACGAATATATTGAGCAAGAGTTTAATCGTCGTGATAATGGGTATTGGTTCATGTGCAACGGCGCAGCAACATACCTCACGGGATCACACTATGTTTACCTTAACTGGACAAAAATTGATGTTGGAAAAGCCGACTTTAGGCAAGCAAATAAAATATTCTTTTACTTTTGGGAAGCGTGTAAAGCAGACTCGAGAAGTTATGGAATATGCTATCTCAAAAACAGACGGTCTGGTTTCTCCTTTATGGCGTCTCATGAAACAGTCAACCAAGCAACCATCAGTAAGGATGCGAGGTTTGGTATCTTATCCAAAACTGGTGCAGATGCTAAAAAAATGTTCACAGACAAAGTTGTGCCAATCTCACTTAACTATCCGTTTTTCTTCAAACCTATCCAGGATGGAATGGAACGTCCGAAAACGGAGCTTAGTTATAAGGTACCCAGCAGAAGACTCACAAGAAATTCGTTTCAAAGGGATGACGATTTTGATGCGGAGGGACTTGATACCACTATTGACTGGAAAAACACAGGTGACAACTCTTATGATGGAGAAAAGCTTCGGCTTTTAGTTCACGATGAAAGTGGCAAATGGGATAAGCCAGATAATATTTTAAACAACTGGCGTGTAACTAAAACGTGTTTACGATTAGGTGCTAAAGTTGTTGGCAAGTGTATGATGGGATCAACATCAAATTCACTTGATAAAGGAGGAAGTAATTTTAAAAAATTGTATGATGACTCAAACCTCGCAAGAATTAAGAGAAATCGCAATGGGCAGACTCCTAGTGGATTATACGCTTTGTTCATTCCTATGGAATGGAATTACGAAGGATTCATCGACAAGTATGGTTTTCCTGTCTTTGATACTCCAGAAAAGCCAATCGAAGGAATTGATGGAGGGCTTATCTACACTGGAGTGGTCGAGCATTGGGAGAATGAAGCAGATGGGCTTAAGGGAAACTCTGACGCTTTAAATGAATTTTATCGTCAGTTCCCAAGAACAGAACAACATGCTTTTAGAGATGAAGCAAAAGATTCTATATTTAATTTAACAAAAATATATCAGCAGATAGATTTCAACGAAGAAATGGTTATGAGCGGCTATGTAACACGCGGATCATTTCAGTGGCAAAATGGTATAAAAGACACAAAAGTCGAATGGCACCCACATAAAGATGGTAGATTTAAACTATCATGGATACCACCTGTTGAAATGCAAAATAATATTATTGTAGAAAACGGAATAAAATATCCGGGTAATAAAGATTTAGGCGCCTTTGGTTGCGACAGTTATGATATATCTGGAACAGTTGACGGCGGAGGTTCTAACGGTGCGTTACACGGTTTGACAACATTTTCGTTGCATCCAGATGTTCCACCATCACAATTTATATTAGAGTATGTTGCAAGACCACAAACAGCTGAAATATTTTTTGAAGATGTGCTTATGGCCATTGTATTCTATGGCATGCCACTTTTGGCGGAGAATAACAAGCCACGGTTATTGTATCACCTTAAACGTAGAGGATATAGAGGATTTTCGATGAATCGGCCAGATAGAACGCGAAATAAACTATCTGTAACCGAAAGAGAGCTAGGTGGAATACCAAACTCTTCGGAAGATATAAAGCAAGCACATGCGGCAGCAATTGAATCTTATATAGAAAATAATGTTGGCATGAAAGAAGATGGCCAGCATGGAGCAATGTATTTTCAACGTACATTAGAAGATTGGGCAAAATTTAATATTAATGCTCGTACTAAATACGATGCATCTATTAGTAGCGGACTGGCTATAATGGCTTGCCAAAGACATTTATATGCTCCACGCACTATTAGAGAAACAAAAAAAATAGACTTTGGATTTTCAAAGTACAACAATACAGGATCAAAAAGTAAAATAATACAATAGAAATGGCAGAAGCTACAGGATATGTTACTCAATTTCCCAGCCAATCGGTTGACGATGCTACAAAAGCTAGCGAAGACTACGGAATGGAAGTGGCCTTGGGTATACAAAACGAATGGTTTAGAAAAAACTCCGGTACTGGCAGATATATTCAAAACCAACGTGATTTTCATAAACTACGTTTATATGCTCGCGGCGAACAATCTGTTCAAAAATACAAAGATGAGTTTTCTGTAAACGGAGATTTATCTTATTTAAACTTAGATTGGAAACCCGTACCTATTATTCCAAAGTTTGTAGACATTGTAGTAAACGGAATGCAAGATCGTTTATTTACAATTAAAGCATTTTCACAAGACCCTACATCAACAAAGGAAAGAACAAATTTTGTTGAAGGAGTTCAAGAAGATATTATAGCTAAAGAGTTTATTCAAGAAATTGACGAAACACTAGGTATTGATACAAGAAATGTATCAGACCCAAAAGCTCCGACTTCTAAAGAAGAGCTAGAGCTACATATGCAAATAGCATATAAACCTTCTATAGAAATAGCTCACGAACAAGCTATTGATAACGTGTTTAAAAGAAATAATCATTCTGAATTAAAGAAAAGATTAGATTATGATCAGACCGTTTTAGGAATAGCATGTGCAAAACATAGTTTTAATAATACAGATGGCATTAAGTTAGAATATGTTGATCCTGCTAATTTAATATATTCGTATACAGAAGACCCAAATTTTGAAGACTGCTATTATTTTGGAGAAATAAAGCAAATAAAATCAAATGAGCTTAAAAAACAGTTTCCAGGATTATCTGACGAAGAATTTAAAAATGCTGTTGAGAAATCATCAAATTATAATAATTACGATTATACAAATAATGATAGCAACGATGCTGTAGATTCTAATACATTAACAGTATTATATTTTAATTGGAAAACATGGGAAAGTAGCATATATAAAATAAAGGAAACTGCTACAGGGGCAAGTAAAGCAATAAAAAAGGACGATACTTTTAATCCACCAAAAGATCAAAGAGCGCGTTTCGAAAAAGTTGCTCAAGCTCGTGAAACTATTTACGAAGGTGTAATGGTATTAGGAGCTAATAAGCTTTTAAAATGGGAAAAAGCAAGTAATATGGTTAGACCTGATTCAAATGTAAATCAGGTTATGATGAATTATATAGTTTGCGCACCTAGAATGTATAAAGGAAAAATTGAAAGTTTGGTGTCTAGAATGATAACTTATGCTGACCTTATTCAATTAACCCATTTAAAATTACAACAAGTAATACAAAGAATGACACCATCAGGTGTGTATGTTGATGCAGATGGATTAGCTGAAATTGATTTAGGCAATGGAACAAGCTATAATCCACAAGAAGCGTTAAATTTGTATTTCCAAACAGGATCTATTATTGGTAGATCAATGACTGTTGATGGAGAAATGAATGCAGGTAAAGTGCCAATTCAAGAATTACCCGGTGGAGGTGGTCAACAAAGTTCTCTTTTAATACAAGCTTATAACTACTACTTACAAATGATGAGAGATGTTACAGGCTTAAACGAAGCAAGAGATGGTTCTGATCCAGATCCAAATGCTTTGGTTGGTGTTCAAAAGCTTGCAGCAGCAAACTCTAACACAGCTACTAGGCACATTTTACACGCTTCTTTGTATTTAACAACTATGTTAGCTGAAGCAATATCAATAAGAATAAAAGACGTTTTAGAGTATCACCCGCAAAAAGAAGCTTTTATAACTTCTATAGGTAGATTTTCTGTAGGTGCACTTAAAGAGCTGGAGAATCTTCATTTACATGATTTTGGAATATTTTTAGAACTAGACCCTGACGAAGATGAAAAACAGCTAGTAGAAAATAATATACAAGCAGCTTTATCAAGAGACCAAATACATTTAGAAGATGTAATTGATATTCGACAGGTTAAAAATATTAAACTAGCAAATCAACTTTTAAAATATAGAAGAAAACAAAAAGCAGCACAAGACCAAGAAAGAGCAGAAAGAAATATAGCTGCTCAATCGCAAGCTAATGCTCAAGCAGCACAAGCAGCTGAAATGGCAAAAGCGCAAGCGGAAAATATTAAAGTTGAGGCTAAAGGCAAACTAGCAGAACTTCAAACGCAACTAGATATTAAAAAGCTAGATAGAGAAGTTGAGCAAAAAATGCAATTAATGCAATTAGAATTTGATTACAATAAAAAATTAAAAGAATTAGATTCTAAAAAAGGAAAAGAATTCGAATCAAGTGGTAATGATGTAATAGGTGAAATTGATCTTAGCAGATTTGAACCTAAATAAAAAACTATTAATTATTTTATATTATTAAATTATGGCAAAATGGACAGTTAAAGGGATTGTTGATGACAACCCTAAGTCAAAACAAGAAACGGAACAAGCTGTTTTAGATAAAGCTGTTGAGGAAGGAAAAATTGAACCTCAAGCAGCTGGTCAAGAAGAGGAAATTCCAAAAATTAATTTAGACAAAGTAAACGAACAAAAAGATGCCGTTCAAGAGCAAAGCACAGATGAAGTTCCTGTACGCGACGAACCCGAAGCTAGCAAAGAAGTTCAGCAAGAAAACAAGCAAGAAACAGCTGAAGAACCTGCCGACGAAAGTCCGCTCGAACTCATCAAAGACGAAGAAGAAACGCAAGTAAATGATCAACCAAAAGTAGATCAAAGAGCGGCAGAAGTAAACAAACAACCAGAACCAGTACAAGAACAACCACAAGTGCAGCTACCTGAAAACGTAGAGAAACTTGTAAAGTTCATGGAAGAAACAGGAGGAACAGTTGAAGACTATGTTAGACTTAATAAAAATGTTTCTGATCTTCCAGACGGTGAGGTATTAAGAGAGTATTACTCACAAGCAAAACCATGGGATTCTAAAGAAATACAAGAGTACATGGAAGATAACTTTTCGTTTGACGAAGATGTAGATAGCGAAAAAGAAATACGCGCAAAGAAACGTGCGTTTAAAGAAGAACTTTATAATGCTCGTAAGTTTTTTGAAACAAATAAAGAAAAGTATTACGCGGATCTTAAGTTAAGCCGTAAGCAAGAAATTCCAAAAGAATACCAAGAGGCATACGAAAATTATAATCAATATAGACAAGAACAAGAATTAAATAATCAACTCAGTCAAGTATTTTTAGAAAAAACAGACAATGTATTTTCAGATAGCTTTAAAGGATTTGATTTCCAAGTTGGAGACAATAAATTCCGATACAAAGTTAACAATGTTGCAGAAACAAAGAAAATGCAATCTGATATTTCTAATTTTATTAAACCTTATTTAAATGATAAGGGTGAAATTTCTGACGCCAAGGGCTACCATAAAGCTCTGTTCACTGCAAGAAATGCAGATAAATTAGCGCAGCACTTTTACGAGCAAGGCCGTGCCGACGCTTTAAGACAAAGTGCTAAAGAAGCTAAGAACATTAATATGGACCCAAGGCAAGAAGGTATTGTTGAAACAAAGACCGGTCAGAAATTTAGAGTTGTTTCAGGAGATTCAAGTTCAAAATTAAGAATTAAGCTCAAACAATAAAAAACTTAAAAAATGGCTTTAACAACTGGAATTGAACATTTAACTCCATCCCCTTCAAAGGGAACATTATTTCAAGGTAACTATATTACCGATTTTGATTTTACAAAACAATTTTTACCAGACGTATACGAAAAAGAGGCTGAGATCTACGGAAATCGTTCTATCGGATCTTTCTTACGTTTAGTATCTGCTGAAATGCCTTCTGCATCTGACGAAATTCGTTGGGTAGAGCAAGGGCGTTTACACATCCGCTATGCTGATGTAGATTTAGCTACTGCTGGCTCAGACGGAACTGTAGTATTTACTGTAAACTTTGCAGCTAATCCTGATGCTGTAGCTTATGGTGCTGACGCAGCTCCTGCTGTACGTGTTGGACAAACTATTATGGTGCAAGGACAAACATCAGCTAACGTTGCTACAGGACCTGTATTAAAAGGTATTGTAACTGTTGCTGGTGCTGCTGCAGCTGGTGACACAGGTACATTTACTGCTGTATGTTATACTGCTGCAAACTTTAACGCTGTTACTAGCGCCGCTAGTTACGACCATGCAACTGTATTAGTATACGGATCTGAATTTGCTAAGGGAACTAACGGAATGGATGATTCTATCAATTCTTCTTATAGCTCTTATACTAACAAGCCTATTATCTTAAAAGATAACTATGCTGTTAATGGATCTGATACTGCACAAATCGGGTGGATTGAAGTAACTTCTGAAAACGGAGCTTCTGGGTACCTATGGTATTTAAAATCTGAGCATGAAACTCGTCAGCGTTTTGAAGATTATCTAGAAATGGCTATGGTAGAAGCTGTAGAAAAAGCATCTGGCGCTGGATCTGGATTCCCAAGCAACGTAACAGGTTCTGAAGGTTTATTCGCCGCATTAGAAGATCGTGGAAATGTATTTACAGATCTTTCTGCTGATACTGATCTTTCTGATTTTGATCTAATTTTAAAGCAATTAGACCGTAACGGAGCTATTGAAGAAAACATGTTATACACTGACCGTGACCTTTCATTATCAATTGATGATGGATTAGCTTCTAAGAATTCTTATGGTTCTGGAGGTACTTCTTACGGAGTATTTAACAATTCTGAAGATATGGCTCTTAACCTAGGGTTTGCAGGATTCCGTCGTGGATCTTACGATTTCTATAAGACTGACTGGAAATACTTAAATGACTTTGCTACTCGTGGAGGATTTAGTGATATTGAAGGTGTACTTATTCCTGCTGGAACTTCTACAGTATATGATCAAGAGCTTGGTCAAAACATCAAGCGTCCATTCTTACACATCCGTTACCGCGCAAGCGAAACTGATGATCGTAAAATGAAAACTTGGATCACTGGTTCTGTAGGTGGTGCTTATACATCTGACAAAGACGAGATGAGAGTAAACTTCTTGTCTGAGCGTTGTTTAATCACTCAAGGAGCAAACAACTTCTTCTTATTAAAAGACTAAGTTATAACCTTTAGATAGATACGGGGCTCTTCGGGGCCCCTCTATCTTATTTTATTAAATTATATTATGATTAAAAATTGGGAAATAAAGGACCGTACTTATGTCCTTAAAAATGGCATGTCGCCATTAACATATAAAATTAAAAGCCGAGGAATTTTATGGTTTGACGAAGATCAAAAAATTAATCGGGAAATTAGATATACATCAAATCAAAAATCTTTATTTAGAGACGAACAAGATGAATACGCACGTTTAGCACATGTTGTTTTCGAAAACGGTGTACTTGTTGTTCCTAGAACAAATGTATTATTGCAACAACTATTGTCACATTATCATCCTCAAAAAGAAACTTTATGGGATGAATTAGACCCAGCAAAAGAAGCTCTTGACGAAGTTGAAATGATAGAAACAGAACTTGAAGCAATGCGACTTGTTCAAGAATTAGAAATTGAACATTTAGAAGCTATTCTTAGAACAGAAGTTGGTTCTGATGTAAATAGAATGTCTTCAAAGGAAATAAAAAGAGATTGTTACTTATTTGCTAAAAATAATCCTTCATTATTTGTAGAAATTGCCAATGATGAAGATATTAAGCTTAGAAATTTAGCTAATAGATCCGTAGAAGCACAAATTGTTACTCTTACTGATGACAATACTGTATTTAAATGGAAATCTAATGGCAAAAAGATTTTAACAGTTCCCTTTGATGAGCATCCATACACAGCGTTTGCGCGATTCTTAAAAACAGATGAAGGTGTAGACGTTATGAAAGCAATTACTAAAAAGCTTTCATAAAATACTAGGTTATAGTTATTCGGTTAGCTATAACCATCTAATAAATAAACAATAATAATGGTAAGCATAGATAACGTTTATAAAACTGTACTTAATATCCTTAATAAGGAAAACAGAGGGTATATTGTTCCAAATGAATTTAA